AAATCCGTTAATTGTCTTATTTGATACTGTAAAGAAATCTCCAGTAGCCATATCTTCTGCTGTAATTCCTAGTGCATAATTAACAGATTTATATGGATTTGTAAATGTTACAGTTTTAGTTCCAGCACCAGAAACAATGTCATTATCACTAAATATTCTATCTTGCATATCTATTGTAACTGTTACTGCTGATACTACAGGTGTTGAAGCATTATCCCTTGAAATTAATACTACTCTAAATTTAAAATATCTTGCTGTATATTCTCCAATAACAAATGTTCTAAAATCTGTGTAAGTAACATTGTCATCAGAAGTTGCTATTTCAATATGAGCATTACAGTTAGCGGCTACATCGCCATCGAAGTTAGAAGAAGCAGAATCAAATAATCCTGATCTGTTATCAAACAAGTCATCTGGGTTATCTGAAGTTTGAGTTAATGAAGCTGTAATTCTAGCTGTGTGTTTAGCACCTATATCAATAACATCTGCAAACTCATAATTACCTGATGATAAGAAGTCAGCATTAGCAACACCAGAATCAAAAAATCTTGTTGTTTCGTCATCAAAATTACCACTAGCCGCATCAAAAAGTTCTGAAGAATCTAACTCAATAGCACTATCACTTATTACTGTATTTGTAGTTGTTCCAGCAAATGTTGGGTGTTCTGATTGTGTTGTTATATTGTTAAAATTTGTAACACTTGTAACATTAGAAATTACTGCTGTAGCATTTGAACTAAAATTTCCTAATTTATCTACTGCTTTAATTAGATATGTTCCAGCCCTAGCTGGTACTGAAATTGATGTTGCTGGTCTTGATACTTTTTCTACTAACGCAACTGAGTTTTGCCAATCAGCAGTTCCATCTGTTGCTTCAGAGAATCTAAGATTATAATATGCTAAATCTAAATCAGGTATTTGTTCCCAACCTAGATGTGCTTCTTGTCCTAAAATATTACAAGAAAAATCAGTAACATCACTAGGTGGTTCAATAGCACCTACGATTGTTCTTTGTGCAGAAACATAACTAGATGAAACTCCTAGTGTATTTACCGCTTTTACTCTGACATCATAAGTTTGTTGGTCAATTACATTTAAAACTCTGTGATTTAATCCTTTACCTTGAGCATAGATAATAAAATCTGTATCTGTGCTTAATTTGTATTCGACTTGATAGTAATCAACAAAGCTATCAACAGAAGCGCCTATCGTTACATCTAAAGCTACAATTACAGTTCCATCATTATATTCAATCAAAGTATCAGATAAAGTAACACTTGCTGGTGCTGTAATAGTAAATGGATTTGGTAAATTAGTTGTTGGTGTAGAACTGACTTGCGTTTTTGTTGCCCAAGTGTAATGACTATCTTGATGTTCTACTAATCCTAATCCTATTGTGTAATCTTCATTAAATGTAACTTCAAGCACTCTGAAGTTTTTAGATGAGAAGCCCAAGCTACTATGCGTGATTGCTACTATATCTCCAACAGCTAAATCATAAGCATCAAACGAAACATTTACATTTAAAGTTAAAGCTTCTCTTGATCTTCTTAAAATAATTTCTGCCATTTCTTCTGCTTGATATGGAGATGTAATAGTTTTAAAATCAAATCTTCCCTCTAATAATATTCCACCATCAGCAGTTTTCATTGTTGCGTGTTGATCTGCACTTGCTAAACCACTATCATCAATAGGGGGAAATTGAACTTCATCGACTTGAAAGTTACGATCAGGATTTATAAATGATACTATAACTCTGTTATATCTGTCATTTTTATTTGGAGAAGATAAACTATATCCACCAATAATATCATCTTCATTTAAAGTAATAGAAGCTGTGCCTGTAGTTTCAATAACTAATTTATATTTACCAGAAGTGTAAGGTAAATATCCTCTACAACCTTTTACTAATTCTCTAACATTTTCTATTATTTTTTTTGATGTATCTAATACTGCATTAGTGTCAAAAATATTTATATTACTTGCACCTGAGTATGGTTCGACTTGAGTTGTACAAACTACTGAAGCATCATAAAAACTTTGTAAATCAATATCTGATATTGCTAACCCTTTTCCGTATCTTGCGTTTGTTAAATAATCTAATAAACACCATGCTGGATTAGTTGAGTAAGCTGCAGTTTGAGCAACTAAACTTGAATTATAAGCTACAACTTTTTTACCTTTAATCTTAGCTTGTACTTTTGGTATTCCTGTAAATGCGTCTTGATTCCATTTAAATCTTAAAGCTAAATAACATAAACCAGATAATTTATGATTGCTTCCCCAATTAGATAATGTTGATAATAAAGTTGATGCAGATTGTCCATCAGTTCCAAAATGTGGTTCTACTCTAATTAAACTTTCTGCACTTGAACCTTCTACATTTGGGTCAGCTTTATAAAAATTACTATCTGAACTATTTACTTCTACTTCAGTTCCATCAGTTAAACTAGATGCCCATGTTACTACTTTGTCATCTATTCTTATTTCTTCGATAGAGTTTATTTCTCCCTCTGCCATAACGATAGCCATGTAAAGATACTGATTTGTACTTCCACCACCAGAATCTAAAAAAACACGAGTACCACCGACTAATCTTTCTCCATAAATTACAGGGATATTTGCGTCATTAGATTGTTTATTTAATAGAATACCTTTTTCAAAATCGTCAAATTCTCCTGTACCAAAATCAGGAATATCAGGTGTTGGTATTAACCATGAAATAGCTTTTGTAATTAATTTAATAGGTGCTTTAAATATTTTTGTTGCGGCTTTGAATATTTTTTTAAATGGCATTATTCTCTACCCCACTTAATATCTAATACAGTTTCTGAACTAAAATTCATTCCTACATCTGTACTAAAAAATCTTTGCTGTGATGTGTTGTTTGTTTTACGTCCATTCTTTTTTTCAAAGTCAGCCCAATGTGAAACTATATCTAAAGTTACTGTACTTGCAGTATCATTTTCTTGTATTGAAAATCCCTCAATTTGACCTTTATAAAATAAAAAAGGGTCAGAAATAAGATTGTTTGTACTATCTAAAAATCCTCTAAATATATCAACACTATCGTTAGTAACATTTTCATTTAATACAGTTGATATAAATGTTTGATCTGCACCAGATAAAGCTAAACTTAGACTTGATTTACTTAATTCTGTTTGCTCAGAAAAATCAGATATACCCATGATAAAATCACTAGCATTATAAGTAACACTAGAGCCTGATACAGATGAAGTTATCGAAAAAGAGCAATCAGTGATATTAACAGCACTACTGAAACCAATAGTGATAAGATGTATTGGTCGTATATCATTTGTCGCTAATTCCGTCTTTACTGCTGTCGTTAAGCTTCTCGTCATATAATTCGTATGTTGTTCTTATTGTTCGTTCTGTACCTTTTAACATAACAAAACTAAAACTTCCATTAGGAATAGTGTTGTTTTTTAAATCATTTCTAGCTACATCTAACTCGCTTTCATCTACTACTTTTTCAGCAAAAAAGTCAGCAGTAACATGATGTCTAATTAAATATTTTGCCATTAAAGAGCTTCTTCTAAATCTAACTCGTATTGATATAATAAATTTCCATCTTTGTCAGCACCTACAGAGCCAAACTCTTGCACATCATTTGTGAGATGTACTGTAAATGGAACATTATCATAAGTTATATCTGATGAAGAAACTGCTGTAATTAAAGGTGGTTCAATGGTTAATGAGCCTGTAGAAATATCTGATTGATCTGCAACAACCATATAAACTTTGTCATGATTAGCAAACTTAATATAATCGCCACTTAATAAAGTTCCTGTTCCTGTTCCACCCAAAGTAATTGATGTAGCACCAGCACTTGCTGTACCATGAGGTGTACCACTAGCTGTACCTCTAGCGTCTTCTATTTCTGGTGGGATTATTGTAAAATTTTCTTTTTGTGATCTTTGCTTCATTATAAAAGCCATAAGCTCTCCATAAATATCAGATCGTTTTCCTGTAACTATTCTAGCAGTAAATCCAAATCTTTGACCATCTATTTGTCTTGATAATTTTTTACCTGATTGTGATTTAGAAATAATGGTATTCTGAATAGATCGAATACCCATAGTTTGAAAACTTGCAGAAGATATTGGAAAAGCACCTGACATTAGATTAAAGCCTCTCTGCCTCTTTCATTAACAGCACTATTAATTAATTGAGTTATTGTTCCTCTTGATCTTACAAGTAATTCTTCAAAACCAGAAGCGTCAACAGTATTGATATTAAAGTTTACAGTTACAGGCTCTCCGCCTGTTCCTCTTGCAGATTGTGTTATTTGGCCTGTTTGATTAGGTACAAATAATTCTGCACCTCGCTCTCCGACTACTATTGGTTTTCCTTTTGATACAGCACCACCTTT